CTTTTCCTTTGTCGTTGACTGCTTCTTTTTGCTTGGTCAGATTAGGTACAAAGAGCAGGAGAAGCACGCTGATGATGAGCAAGACCACCAACATTTCAATAAAGGATAGTAAAATTATTTCTTTTTTCCGTCTCATACATCTGCAATGAATGCAACACGAGATCACGATATTTCCAGCTCATTACTAGATAGTCTAGCAACTCTTTATCTTCTACTTTGAAATCCAATAAAACCAGTAGTTTTACCGTGTACTTATTTTTCAAAATCGGCACTTGGTAAGTTACATCTACCCAATGTTCAAAACCTAAATCAGTTTTATCAATGCTTGTTAGTTCAATATTTAAGATTTTCATTTTTTTATCCTCCTACTTATCTATTCGCAAAAGAAGATAAAAAGTTATGAAAAAATCATTATTTTTTATTTTTAACAAAACACCGTTTTTGACAATAATGCACCACGATTCCCCTTCCTATTCTTCAAGAAAACGCTTTTTCGAACAATAGAACTTCTATTTTGGTTTCTAATCGTTCAAAATGCGTGTTTTTGCAAAATAGAAAACCGTGATATTTGTCACGGTTCCTGCTTATACCCAAAGTTGATTAAAATTCTAAGAGATTGCTTTCTACGACTGCCTCAAGCGCTAGAGATTTGCTTCCATAATCTTCAAAATCAATAGTGATTGTGTCATCTTTGATTTCTGTTACTTTACCCGTTCCAAACGTTGGATGTTTAACTGTTGAACCTACAACGTCTTTGTGAGACTCAATCCATTCCTTGACTTTCTCATTTTCTCCTTGATCCTGCAGAAGACCAGACTGTTTCATCAATTCAACCACCTCAAAATATCCATCTACAAATGTCTGTTTGAAATCTGACCCCATAGACAATTCTGAACGTTTTACAGGCTCACCCAAACCTAGCATTAGTTTAATAGCTTTCAAAATGACATCATCAGAGACGTTACGACTATCAAGCTGCCCACCAACTGCATCACCGTAAACACCGTAGAAGTGGCCATCTTCACCATCATGACCGTAAATATCCATGATATTGCTTGTTTCACAGTTGCAATAAACTGCTCCAGCTTCGTTTACAATAGCATATGCTACATCATTATTTTTAATTTCTTCAAGTAGTTGTTTTGCGTTTTCCATTTCTAGCTCCTCTGCATAATTTGTTAATTTGATAGCATTTTCTAAACTCATTTTTTCGATTGGAGTTTTGCCTGTGACCCATCTACTGATTGTAGTGTCACTAATTCCAGTAGCTTTAGAAATTCTATAAGCTGTTACCGTCTTTAGTAATTTTTGAATTTTGTTAAAATCTGCTTTACTCATTTTTTATTATCTCCTGAATACCAAGCAATAGCGATCGCCAAAATTGCTACAAATAAAATAATTTTCATCTTGATTTTTCTCTAACTTTCTTATACAATGAAAGGTAAGGAGAGCTTTCGCTCTCTTACCCTTTAGCGATTATCTCTTCCTGCGTCTGGTAAACTTGGGAGCGATTTTCGCTTTTTTATTTTGCTCTTTTAGTACTTTGTACCAAGAGCGACTCTCTTTTGAGATTGCTACTGCAATCCCTATCGCGACTGTGACCCTTGCCAGCCACTCGTCTAGATTGTCCATTTGTATCACCTCCTTACATTATTTATTATACCGCATTGTAATGCGGTAGTCAAGTATTTTAACAAAGAATTTTAAACTTTTTTCATTCTGAAACTACTTTCAGAGCAAACAAAAAAACCGCAAGCCTGAGCCTGCGGTAGAAAGAACAATTTAGAAAGTTTCCTTTCTATTTATTTAGTTGTAATCAAGCCTTCTGGCTCTACTGTGAACTCTGGCTTGTCTGCCATTGTTCCGTCTGCCTTGAGGTAGTACCAACCTTTTTTATCGGCTGACTGTACGAAAGCATTTGATACCATAGTGCCTTCTTTAGCGTCTAGGTAGTACCATGTGTCCTTGTACTTGACCCAGCCTGTCTTCATGGCACCTTCTACGTCGAAATAGTACCACTTCTCAGCGATTTTCTTCCATCCTGTGGCCATTTCGCCTGATTGGTCAAACCAGTACCAGTTACCGTCTGAGTGTTTCTTCCAACGATCTGCAAGCATGTAGCCTGACCCGTCAAAGTAGTACCAAGTGCCGTCAATCTTCTCAAACTTATCTTTTGGATAAGAACCGTCTGAGTGTACGTACCAGTAGCCAGTATCGTTTTTCTGCCAGCCTGCTTCAACGCTCAAGCCGTTTTCAATGTCATGCTTGAACTGTTCACGGCTGATACCCCATTTAGCAAGATACGGATAAGGGTCAACATGATCTGAATGGTTGTCAGGTTGATTATTGGTACAGTATTCATGCGTTTTGATACCTGCCAAGTCGTCTGTATCAAGCGTTTTCGGCAAGCCTGCTTCGTCTGCTAGATTTCGTAGCAATTCGATATAGAGGCGATAGTCTGTCATGAACTCTTCCTTGGTTGAATGACTTTCAATCAATTCAACTGCTGCATAGGTCTCAGCATTCCAACCGCCCCCAACGTCCCAAGATCCGTTATTTACAGGACCTACCTGCATAACACGACCATTTCCAACGACATGAGAAAAGAACCCGAGTTCAGGGTCCTTTCTCCAGTGATAGTCTGCTTCATTTTGAGCGGTTGAGTTACGGTTTCCAGTTGAGTGAGCGTGTACGTGACGGTATGGCGCATAACCTACTTGAGGCAAGTCTGTACGTAGTCTGCTTGTATCGATATCCATATTATTCCTCACTTGGTTTCTTGTATTCTAGCGCTCGTGTGCTGTCTGTGATTCCACTTGTTGTCGGGTCGTTGACCAAACCGATAGCAGTCAAGAACACGAAGACCGCATTTACAAGCAGAATCAGCTTGTTGCCGATATCACCTAAATCCAGATGATATCCAAAGACTGCTGCGCCAGCTTGCAGGACAAGCAAGAGGGCTGGAATGGCAGTCAGCCAGAAGAATTTATTTTGTAATCGTAGTTTCCAGTTAATCATATTGTTTCCTTTCTATTATGGCAATGTTGTCGGCCAAGGCTCATCTGTCAAGTATGAGATGGCACTTACACGGATATCTCCGATGTCTCGGTCGGTCGGAATGTTCTCGTTAAAAGTGAATTGGATGAAATTTAAGTCAGATTTACCACCTAAATACCAAATTCCATAAGGTCTACCCTTATCGTCATAAGTTGGTCCTACAAGTGAATTTTCGCTTCTAAAACCTTCTGGAATACCGTTAGGATAAGTAAGTTTAGCCCCTTTATCTCCACTACTATTATGTCTTACAAATCCAGGTCCATTTCGTCTGCCTACTCCAAACCAACCCCATTGAAGACCTCCAAACTGGTAAGTAACAAGATTGTTTACTCGTCTGATTTTAATGAACGAGTTGCCTGCTCTAGAGACACTGTTTAACGTTCTCCAGCCAGTATCGCCGATTAGAACACGCCAGCCTGTGTTACCATTTCCACTCTCTTTTATCCATTTGAGAGCCCCATTTGTCACATTTACATCCACATAGGTCGTCCCGATTTCGGCAGTGATACGGCCTTCTGGTGAGCCTGTACCACGGATTTCTTGCCCTACGTTATCTGGTAGCGGCAGAGTGACATTATTACCCCCGGCAATGCCAAGGGTATTTCCTGTTAAAGTAAGCCTTGGTTCAGGCTTTTGGTTCAGCACCTTGACGTCACGGCCGACTGCTTGAGCGAATTCCTCAAAATTGCTCATGGCAATCACGCTTTCGCTGCGTTATAAGTTGAGACAAGGTCGAGGTTTGCAAAATCATCAATACGACGGCCGAGGTCAGCCAGTTTTTGAACCACTGCACCTTCAGTGCTACCACTCATTTTAGCGATTTCCTCAGCGATTTCTTTGAGGGTATCAAATTTTTCAGATACCCCTTCACCTAAAATGTCATTCTTGACTGCCGTTTTAGCCTGTTCAATCAATTGTGTGACTGTCGCATTGTCAACTTTACCATTTAGTAGTTGTTTCAATTCTTTGATGTCAACTCCGACCGCTTGTGCGAATGCTGTTAATTTACTTGTGTCCATATTCCTACACCTTTCCTAAATTATAATAAAAGAGCAAATCAGGGATTTCCGGACATGCTCCACCTTCGCTTACATGTCGTTCTGCAAGCTGTTTCTTAACTTCTTCAACGATATCTAATTCCTTTAATTTATAGATATCTTCCGTAACCAATTCTTTATCTGAGTCTTCAATTTCAATATAAGTATCTCTATCGCTTGGGAAGATATACCCTCCAACCGAAATTTCTACTCGGTATTTTCCGCTTGGTAGAATACTGTCTAAATTGAAATTGACAGAATGGCTAGTGACGGGAGCAGTTGTCTTCCACCTGCGTTGTCCCTTTGTTAGAGTAACAACCGCTTCTTGCCCCTCAAATGAGGTCATAACACGGTAATTTTCATCTAACAATTCAAATCCAAAAGTAGAAGACAAATCCCCTTGTTTAATAAGGTCGCCACCATCAGTTCGAGCCAAATTGGTTGTATTAACTCTACGTTTGTTACAACCCATTCTGAACCTCTTTCTATCTATCATCAATTAAGATATCTGTCATAATATCCAATTTCTCAAAATCGCAGTATAAACGATCTATGTATCCATTACCTCCTAGAGTTTTATAGCTTTTGTGCATGCTTTCTACTAGGGAGAATTCATCTCGAGAAGTATATCCTCTGTTAATAGCCCGTCGCATATCACGGTCAAGGCGCAACTTCATGGTATTTAGATGCGCCTCATCGTGAATTTTTAATTTTTCTTGTACTTCGTCGATTTTGGAATTGCTATCTTTAGCGGTAGTCTGGACATCTTCAATTTGTTTCTTGACATCGGTTAGTTCCGAGACGATTTTATCCGTCTCTTCTTTGGCTTTTTTCGGCAACCGATAGCTTATCCAAGCAATGATTGTTGGAGTTAGCACTGGCATTACGCTAGTGAAAAAATGTTCTATTTTCTCAAAGACGTCCATAATTACCCCCGTTATTGGTTAGGTGTAACTGTTGTAGCAGAAGGTTCTGAAACTGCAGGAGTCACGGTAGCTGTTGTAGAAACTGCAGCTGCTGGCGCGACAGTAGTAGGCTCATTTTGTCCTTGAGGTTCGTACTTCCATGCTGCGCCTGTTCCGTTCATTTCAAGACGACCATTTCGAGCAAAGTCGCTGACAGGTTCACCGTTATATGTGAATTCCTTGTTCAACTGAACCAAGATACGCTTACCTTCGCCATCCACTTCAACGTGAGTTGGGTCTTCAATAGCAATCAAGTCATGTGCCAGGTAATTCTTGCCAACCTCAGCAAGTGGAATCAACTCTACCAATTCCTTGTAGTTAGTTCCATAAGCGATTGTCTTACCTGCTACGGCATTTAAAACGACCGCATGGATGATTTTACCATAGCGGTCTGTTTCGGCTTTGTTATTCTTAACTTCTTGGTCTGTAGCCGTCTGTTTCGCTTCAGTTTGAGCCAATTTTTGTTCTGCTTGCTCCAATTTAGCTTGTGTTTCTTGCAGTTTAGCTTGCGCTTGTACAATAGCGCTTGTTGGGTCTAACTCAGTTCGTAGAATTTCTTTGACCGCTTCAATGAGTGTTTTGTCTGTATCACCCAAGCGGTCACCCTCTAATTCACGAGTGAAAAAAGTAAACGGCTTGTCACATTGAATAGAGACTTCCGTCTTGCCAACTCTAAAAAATTTATTTACTAATACGAATTCCATATTTAATTACCTCTTTTTCTATAAAATGACGTGCCCCCTGATTTTGAGAGAAAACTACCCGCGTCTGATGCTGTTTTGAAGATTATTTTAAAATAACCATCTTTTTCACCAAAAGTACCAACTCGCTCACTTATTTGAATTGAATTTATTATATAAGTAGCACCACCTCTTTTGACAGCATAACTTGGTCTGAATCTTTCTAAATCTCCTGTACTGTAGATTCCGTTTGCATTGCTAAGATTAAATACTACGGAATTTCCTCCTTCTGAAACAAATGGATAGGAAGCACTCCCAATAAATATAAGTCTATTTTTCTCCCAAACCAGCCTACTACCCACGTATCTTTGGACAATTTCATGTCCTCCAACATAAATTCCTTCTCTTGTAGCCATAGCATCACCTACTCATACACATCATAGATTGTGTTGGGGTCTCTGGTTGAGAGTGCATCGTATTGATATTTAGACCCATACCAATATTTCATTTGCTGATTTCCGTTTTGGTTAATCAGCTTATTAGCGACTACTTCGGACGGTGTACTTGGAATCCCAAGCGCTGACCTGTTTACTCGCAAAACACCGGAACTATCGACTGTAATCGTTGAGTTATCCGGTCGCACCACACCAGCCTGCCCACTAGTTGCAGTCTTAGCTTTCAACACACCATTTGAAACCTCTGTCGTTTGATTATCCGGTCTGACGATACCGTTTGTGTTTGATGTAGCTACCGATATAGCTGATTGCGGTGTTGTAAATGTTCGTTTCAAAGTGGACACAGGAACTTTTTTCAATCCTGCCCCACTGTGAACCAGCACCACATCTCCGTCCGATACGTTGGATAACGTTGGCAAATCAGTAGCTTTCCTAACTTGGTTACTCATAATTACCATTCATCTATTCCTCCCTTTCTACTATTTGGTATTTCCAATCAGCTACTACTAAATTGTTGTTTTCGTCACCTAGCAATACATTAGCATTATCTTCAGCCTTGATTGGTATATAGAACGCATTCTGTAGTACCATTTCTTCCAGCAATGACAATCGTTGTTCTTGCTCGTTAACTTCTCTTTTAGTCGCTTCATGGTCTGTATAACTAGCTTGCCTTACGTTGTCTACATTCCCTAGTCCCACTTGTTGTTTCGTTACATTGTGTGGGTTGTTTCGGTTATTAATGTGACCAGTTAGGTCAACTTTCTCAGCCTTACTTCTGGTAAACTCGTCAATCTTTTCAGGCAGACCGTCGATGTCTGCAACCTTGTGCCTGTGGCTTAAGTCGGCTTTCCCGTTCCAGCGTGTCCGTTCCTGGTCAGAAACGTGACGGGCAGTATCTCTAATATGATTATCGATGTTGGTTTGTAGCTTTCTTTCTGTCGCCTTCAGTTCAGGGACAGTTGCATAAACCAAGTCAGTCGCATTGTACTGAATGGTGATCTGACTATTCTTGCTAATAGTTGTATTGAAATCATAGTCTCGATATACATAAGCAGATGTTTTGGGAGGAATCACATCTCCCTGTTCTGCCCAAGTATACATGTACATGAATTCTTCGTTATTTCCACGTTTTGCAAATACACCGATTTCATTGATAATCATTTCACGCTCAATCCGCGAATTATCAAACCTCGCTGTGAGACGAATAGTATCAGCTACATCCGTCGATAAAGACTGTGTCACTTGCAGAGAATGAACTATTTGAGCTACATCATTCTTCTTGCCAGTGTCTGTCTGATGTCGACCACTACCCAAAGCTATTCGAGTAAAAACCAGTGGTTCTCTATTTTGAATAGCCAAGGCTGTTTCGCTGATTGCTTTATCAGTCACAATAGGTTGGATAAAATATCCCATTTATTTCCTCCTATTCAAATCGAACTGAACGAATGTCTCTGAATGTGTGAGCCCCAATATAAATTGTGTTCATCATTGGCGCTTCAACCGAGAATTGGATTCCTAAATGAGCAGGAATCAATTCACGCACATACTTTAAAAAACGGTTCAAATATCCGGTCGGTAGTTCTCCTAAAAATCGAATATGTACCGCCGAACCCTTGACCGTTACTAAATTATTGACATTCGTAAAGCTCTTTGTAATTTTTTGTAAACTCACTGAGTTAATTTTAATCTTGGAAGAAATTAAAGTGATTAGATACCGCCTTCGCTCTTCCAAATCAATTGTTTTCGGTTTTACCTGAAGGGCCTTTTCCCAACGTGTAATCCAGTCTTCCGTCGCTTCTGGCAACAACATCAACTGTCTGGTATCAAAGATTAAGTCTGTAATCAATTCCAGCTCGGGAATCTCAGTTTCAAACAAATCGTTGATGGTTGGATCCAAGACCTCTGGCAAAGCCGATAACATACGATATCTAACTTGTGACATTGATAGTTACCTCCGCTAATTTCGGAAGCATGTTAGTAGAAAGCTCAATACTTTGTTCCCTGTCATTCAACAAAATACGGTCCACATCTCGAACCCCATTAATTCTGTCAATGATTGTAGCAACTTTATAGTTTCGAACCTCTTTCTCTTCAAATGCTTCTTCACGTAAGTATTTAATGAGTTGAACTTTCGCCTCGTGCTTGATGGTTTCGATATCTACATCTTCATCAATCTTGATCGTTGCGGTAATACGAACGTCGTAGCCACTTACAGACTGCACTGTCACATAAGCACCAATCGGAGCAACGCCTAAACCGTGGCCACTTGGTTCAGGGTCTAAGTAATTCTTGAACTTAGTTACAAGTTCCGAACTAGCTTCATTGCCGTCAGCATCTGTAATAGATACACGTACTGTATTTTCGCCCTTCCAAAGTGGCTCTACCAAGGCCGAACCAACACCAACGAACTCACTTGCCCATTTCTTGTATTGGGCAATGTTTCCGTTCAAAGTCGGTGTTTTCAGATACTCAATGGTCCGTTTACGGAGTTGTTTATCCGTCTCTTCGTCTTCTCCTACGACGATAACAGAGCCGATTTCTGCCCCTTTAAAACCATTCAACACATCAATGTTGATGAGTTGACCTCTTACATAATTGGGAGCATTTCCGACTTGTTCAGCTACTACACTATACTCGAATCCGGAGCGGCGTTCCAAAACACGGAAATTATACTCACTATTAACCACACTGAAACGAGTCCCGAGTGGGATTTCCTGTTTGAATTGAACCAATCGAACCGATGCCGTAGCTGGCAAACGTTCAACTCCGAATTGCCTACATAAACGAGTTAGGAAGATTCCTGTACTCGTATCTAAAAAGTTGACTTCTTCATACGATTTTAAAACCGTATACTGAATAGCAACTTCTCGAGCAGCAGGCGCTACTAGATTGTACAAGACAGATCCTTGTCTTTTGTCATACTTATCATCGAACAAGGCTAGCATATCCTCTAAAATTTCTGGATATGTTTTTACCTTTATCATCGTTTCACCTCCAAATCCATCTCAAATGTTCCAAAATCACTATCAACCATGAACTGCACATAAAACTCATCTTTCTTTACCTTAGTAGAAAAAGAATGAGCCTCATGAATCCTGTCGTCTTCATATAAGGTTTCTTTTATGCGCCGTGCGATATCCATCTGGGCATAATCCATATCCCCACCAAATAGAGCATCTAACTCTACACCGTACCGATGATCATAAATTGTGTAGATAAACCGTTCAGTCGTCAGCATGCGTCTGATTGATTGCTTCAAAGCATGAATGCCATCTGTTTCTAGCAAGATATTAGTTTCATCTAGTGTTAAGCTAGGCTGTTTCTTAGCTTCGATAACATTTTTAGCGATGTTTAAAAAGTTTGTTTTAGGAGTACTCATTCATCAGAACCTCCTTTCGCTTTGCGCTTGTAGTGGAAAATTTTCTTGTACAAGACATAATAAAACCCTCCACCATCTTGTCTGATGAGATGAAGGGTTTGCCCAACGTATTCAGGATCCAATGCCTCATCAGTCCATGTGACAGCAAGCATAGAATCATCCAAAATCAATTCATTGGTCAATTGGATTTTGAGGGGAGAAACCGATAAAACAACACCAGTCGTTATCTTTGCGAACTGGCGATTTTCAATGAAATTACTAATCAATTTCTTTAGATTTTCTATTACTTCCATCTACTCACTTCCTGCCATGAATAATTTAATTTCCATCGTGTGCTTTTCTGCACTGAAGGAATGAGTTGCCTCTTCAATGACATACCACCCCTTCTTCTCAATATCCTTAACATCCACATAGACTGCATGGCCTGCTAAGAAGTCAATACTTCCAATATCGGCTTTCAGGCTGAAAGTTTCTTTGGGACGGTTTTTCATCTTCAAGAGCATTTCGCCCCATTGCTTGATTTGCCCCTCAGTTGCTTTCTCGTCCACTTTTTTCATGTACTGGAGTTTTCCCCAAGCGCCGATATTGTAGCTGTCCTGATAGATGTAGACCTCTCTCTTTTTGGTTTCTTTGTTCTCTTGAATTAAGCGGACAATATTGGCGCTATCCTCAATTGAACCTTCAAACTCAAAGCTAGACATAAAGGATTCATTCCCGATAATGTACTGGATTGGTAAGTTTTTCGGAGTCGTTAGTGTCAACTCTCCGAACTTGTCATACAAAACCAGCAATTCTCCACTTTGCACCAAGGTCTCGTCCATGGCCTCTTGGATAATATCCAGAGCCTTCTTATCTTCCTTCAACTGAGGGGATAAGATCACGGCTGGGGCTTTTAGTTCCCCGATCTTCAAATCAAAATCTCCTGCGATTGCCGAGACGATTTGATTGACGTTTTTATCCCTGGCAACAAAATTGATATTGCGTAGTAAGTACTTTATCTGGTCGTGGAAGGTCAAGGTTGTTTTGGTATCTTTTTCGTACTTGATTTTCGTCAAATAACCAAAGAACACCTCTTTATCATCTAGCTTAAAAGCAAGCGGAGAACCGTATTCAAAAGCTACTTTGGTAGAGTTGTACAAGGTAATCTCCACGCTCCAAGCTGAACCTTTTCTAGTTGTCTTGAATTCGACCTTTTCAGACACAGTTGCTAAATCCCATGTATCTCCAGTTTTATTGTTCTGATAGAATAATTGCATCATGGTATCACGAACTCCTGTCCAGGGTAAATCCAATGAGGGTCTTTGATTTTGTCTTTGTTGGCTTCGTAAATTTCAGGATATCGGCTGCCATCTCCGTAAAATGTCTGAGCAATTCCCCAAAGAGTATCACCACTCACAACCGTATGGCTTTTTTGAGCAGGTTTCTCTGTTGTGGCACTACGTTCTTCAGTAGCTTTAGCCTGCGGTTTCTTTTTAGTAGCCTCGAGTGCTTTTTTGTCTTTAATAGTGACCTTACGTGGCTTGTGAGACCGATATTGTAAGAACTTAATCTTATAAATCAGGTCATTTTCATATCCTGTCTTGGTAGAGACATCGAACTGTTCCACTAGAAATTTCCCGTTAATAGCAGAACCAAAAGCACCCCCAATCATGAGTTGAATAGGAGTGCCTTCCGTCTTAAATTTACGAATAGATGATACAAAGGATTCTGGAGAAACACGACTATTCCGTTGGTAGTTTCCATCGTATCTTCCACTAGGAATAAAGGATTCAAACTCAATCGATTGAAGCTCTGGATTTCCGACAAGTGGAACGTTACCAGTATTGATGATAGCGACTGTTTCGATTCCTTGCTTGTCCTCCAGTTTGATTTCTTCTGGATTCACTGGCAATTTAATGCCTTCAATAAATATAAACATCTGCTACCTCCTTCCTAGTAAGCCATGAGGCCATCAGCGCCATTATTCAAAGCGTCTACAATCGTTGCATTCAAATCATCCAATACGTTGGCATACTGGCCAGCGTTGTTAATGGAGTCAATGTTGGTGACAATCTCTGGTTTCAAGGTAATAAAGTTCTGTTGCCACTTCATGGTCGCAACGTCCTTAATTAACTTGATGTATTCATCGTCCAGTTTGATTTCATCTTCAATCTTGCCGACTTTGTCTAATTTACCACCCGTTGGATTGTGACCGCCACCTTTTCCTCCGTCGCCTTGTTCAGGGACTGAACTTGCTGGGCTGAGTTCGTAAGGTGTTTTTCCTTGGTCGCCCAAGAAGTTGTTTCCTGCACCGTTGGAATCTCCAGCTCCTTTGAAGAAACCACCGACAGCCTTATCGATACCTTGACCGATTTCATACCCTTTATTAAAGGCTCCCATTCGGTCTCCGAGTTCGAGATAACCCAGTTGTGGAGTGTCAAGGTGCGGAGTTTCTAAACTAGCTTTGTGTTGTTTGAGACCATCTGCCAAGCGCAGACCTTCAAAGGTTTTTTTAACTGGTTTCTGCATGCTATCAATCGCACCAGCTACATCTCCTGCAAAATTAGTTCTACCAAGCGAAACCGAACCAACTGCACTGATGTTCAACCCAAGACCATTCAAGAAGCCAATCATGCTATTAAATCCGCCAAGGACAGAGTTAATCATCCCTTCAACCGAACTAATAACACTATTGACCATGCTGTCTACAAATCCTGCAATAGCGACAGCCATATCACGGCCACCTTGAGCGATATCATACCAAGCGCTTTGAACTTGGAAAGACATCTCGTTCCATAAGTTAACAGCACCAGTAACAAACCAGTCAATAAAGTCTAAAATGCCTATCAAAATAGTTAAGATAGCCTGATAGAGAAACATCCAGAATGCTATTGCGGTATTAACATACCAAAAGACGCCTTGTAGCATCATATTAATCACCCAGATAGCTGCATTAACAATGCTAAGAAGTATATTCCAGATGGTCATTCCTAGGTAAAATATAGCCCCTATGATGATTCCTGTAGCTGATACGGCTGCACCAGTAAGATTGTTAAACCATGCAACTAAGGCATAGAAGAGACCGATAAGAATAATGACTGCCATGACAATCAACATGATTGGATTCATTGCCATAACTGCATTCAAACCAGCCATTGCAGATTTCGCAACATTTGTAGCAATACTAAATAGATTGGTCACTATACTTGCTGCGTTCATTGCGACTATATAAGTTCCTATAGAAATTGCTACGGCAATAATAATCGGTTGAATGACAGACCAGTTATCGATGACAAATTGAGCAATCGGCGCCAACATACTCCAAACAGCACCAATCATATCCATGGCAAAGATAACCGCTTGAACGACATATTGAAGGACCGTGGCTACAATCTGGGCAAATTGTTGGAAGGCGGACGAGTTCACTATCTGATTTATCTTAATCGATATTGGCTCAAACGCCTTGGTCACAAAGTTCAGGAAGTTCTGCCATGCCCTGCCCCATGTCATAGGCATGTTGCGGAATTGTTGATCAATCGCATCACTTGCATCCAGCATGGCAGTTTTGACAATGTCGGCCGTAATCTTCCCGTCTGCTCCAAGTTTCTTAACCTCGCCACGACTAACGCCTAGCTTATTGGCAATAGCTTGGATTAAGGCTGGTGAAGTTTCGGCTAGAGAACGCAACTCATCACCTTGCAACTTACCACTAGCCATAGCCTGAGTAAGCTGAAGCATGGCGCTTTTTTGTTCTTCAATGCTTGCGCCACCAACAACAAAGGATTTGTTCATAGTTTCCAAAAAGGCAATTGTTTCGCCGTTGTTTTGGAAAACATCGCCAGCTTGCATCCTCATCTTAGCGACACCGTTTGCCATGGTTGTATAGGCCGAGCCTGTACGTTGTGCGGATGTATAGATAGACTTTTGTAGTTCCTTTGTCGTCTGCATACCGTCACGAATCATATCTAAACGAGCGTGCATGTTGGCATATTCGTCTGACATGCCTATAGCTTGTTTGGTAATTGCACCGACTGCAATGCCAGCTAAAGCGGTCTTCAACAATCCTTTCAAAGATACTAACCTACTTAGTTTGTTAGAAGCATTATTAGAGGCATTCCCTAAATCTCTTAGAGCCAGTTCTTCTTTTTTTAGCCCTGCAGCTGCTAGAGTTGCGCTATTTACAAATCTACCATTGATATCAATGACTCGCCCAGCTTTATTGACAAAATATTGACCAGAATCGCCAGCTTTTTTCATAGCTGACTCTTGCGCCTTCATAGCTTTATCTATGCCAGAACCTGCATTTTTGACACGCTCCATAGTCGCATAGATTTTATTTAAAGTGCCTGTGACTCTATCGGTCAAAGACATGGTTGTTTGTATATTTGCCAATAGAATCACCTCACTTCTTCATTCTTTTACGTTGTTTCGCCTCTTCGTGCATGACTGCAGCGAAAAAGGCTTTTTCTTCTACATCCATATTCACAAATTCACTAGGGCGAATGTAATAGTTTACGAGGGCGAAGTAGGCAAGTTGTGCCTCCGCGTCCTCTTTTATTAGTTTTTTGCCTCGTCAACCTTGTCTTGGAATGTTTGGTTGATACCGCTGAGTTCGGTCACAGCTTCCAAAATCAAGGCGCTTTCGCCCCAATTGAACATGGTACCGAATAGCTCAGAAGCTCCCATTGCTCCATAAGAATCTTGCAATTCTTTATCGTTAAGGTCAGGAACCACGATAGACGCAATACAGATTTCACGGTTATATTTAACACCGTCAAAAACACGCTCTTGACGTCCGTTACGACCAGGCTTATTGACAAAGCAACGGTCATTGATTAAGTCCGCTTCACGAGCGCTCAACACTCGAATTTTAACTGGTTCCTCAAAAGAAGGAAGCAAGACATCTTTAGTCTCTTCCCCTTTTTTGTTTTGTTTCAAAAACGCTTGTAATCCACTCACCACTATTTCCTCCTTGTGTTAGTATGTAATTTCTTGGAATTCTGATAAGATATCAAAATCTTGGAATGTGAAGTCCGTTTCTTCGTCAATGACCTCATCCGCTGATCCATCTAGTTTAAAGATAAGTGATTCTTTGAACAGAACACCTTTCAAAACAATTGTGTAACGACCTGCACGAGATGTGCGGTCTTCGTTGGTACACTTAATATCGATACGAGGCAACAAGCCGTTTTTAACGTATTCCAAAGCCATTTTCTTCAATTCAGGACGATGGTAATACATCTTCACAGTTCCTGTACCTTCTGCACCGACAATCTTACCACCTTTCATACGAGAGTTTAGAGGGGTAACATCAGCTTTTGTGTATTCAATTTTCGCTTCTAGAGAGATAAGCTCTGCTAGTTCGTACTGCTTGTCATTGATTGTAAAGAAGACCGTTCCTTCTTTAGCTGACAAAGCATCTAATTGGTTCATAATAGCCATTAGCTAGTTTCTCCTTTCTTAATCACAGATAACCGTCATGTACAAGATTTCCATAGCGTCTGTCAAAACAACTGGCAAGTTAACCACGACGGATTCTTTAGTGATACCTTGTGAAATTTCAATATCTTTCGCTTGGTACTCCAACGCTTGCTTTTGAGCAAGTGGGTCAAGAACCATTGTGATGATTCGTTGTTTAAACAGCTCACGACCATTCACATTGTTTGGTACTTTACCGATGAAGTAGTTTTCAAAGATGTACTTGACGTTAGCATTGATATTATCCATGGTACGGACAAGTTTGTTCTTACCAAAGATACGGCTGTGTTCTGCCGTATAGCTAGTAAATGAGTTCACATCTGACAGGATAATAACTTTTTCATTCCGATAAGCAAAGATAAGCTGACCTTTATTGATGAGCTTTTCAGCCTCTGCTTCGTTCTTACGTTCACAGTCGATAGCACCTGGATAAGACTTGAATGTATTAGATTGCAAGCCAGCCCCTGCGTACTTACCAGCTACGAAGTACACACAGTCCTTAGCGCCTAGTTTCGTACCATCACTTAATGTAACCCCGTTGCCGACTGACACAACACCTTCATCGTCAGCGTCCGTGTAATCATTCAAGACTGCAATAACTGAACGACCAGCGTCACGCCATTTCTTGATATGAGCCTTCACAAGTGCTTTTGTTGCACTTTCATCTGTACCCAGAGCCAAGACACGGAAGTCTTGAGTATCGAGTGCATTTAGGAAATCTTCAACCTCTGAATTGGTTGTAGCTCCATCGGTACCACCTTCAAGCAAGATTGTTTTATCTTCTGTTGTTAAAGTGCCCGTTACATTCACGTAGTCATTCTTAAATGGCAAAGCTGTGATGATTTGTTTATCAACTTCTTTTCCAAAGAAAACGGTTGTTACCTCAAAACCAGTCTCGACTTGTTTCTTGAAGATAACATGAATATGGTTACCAGCCAATCCTTTGTATTTAGCTGTAACGACCATGTCATTTTCTGTTTTCGTTGCCTGAACCCCAGTGTTGTTCACACCATTGTAGACAAGGACCTTACCAGTCCCTTTCAAGGCTTCACGAATCGGAAGGAGTTCATCAATCGGTTTACCAAATAGTCGACGGAAGTTGCTTGTACCGTCAACAAGTGTGAAGGCACCAGGCTCTCCCCAAGATCCTGCAATCATAACTGCTGCAATCGTATTGTCTTCCAAAGGAATAATCACATCATCTCTTGATACGAAATTGATGTAGGCCTTTGGAACTCGTTTATTTTGTACTGTCCATTGTGCCATTAGTTAGCCACACCCTTTCTCCAGTCTTCTAAAATACGTCTTACTTCTGCTAGTGAGTATGACTGGTCATCTTCCAGCAAAATGTTTAACAAAGTTGCATCATCTTCAAAATACTTGAGTAATGCCTCTTTGCCAAATTTATCTTCAGTGGTTGTTACCACTGGTTCGGTTACATAACCTACTTCTTCATTCATTTCCATGAGAAGTTTCACCTATCCTTTCTAATATTTGCATTGTCGGTTCTTCTTCAACCCATCGTACGTATCGAGTGATTGTGAATGTGCATATCAAGTCATTGGCATTGTATTCTACCTTCAAATCATTAATAGGGTACTTATCCCCCAAATAACGAAAAGAAGGTGAATTAAACACCATTTCAATCTCTTCAAACTTTTGATATAAGTCTGTTGTTTTTTCGGTGTAGTAATGCAGCAAGACAATAAAAACCTGCTTATCGTTTTGGTTTGCCAACCTCTTCCGAGTCACAGGCTTCACATCTACAATAAAACAAGGTGTTTTCAATCCTTGCTGGATTTGTTCATCATACACCTTGCACCCAAACACATCTTTGAGTTGCTTGATGACGAGTGGTCTAATACTATAATCCACCTAATTCCTCCTTTAGCCTCTCTTCGATTTGTTGCGTGATTTGTGGGATTTTTTGTTTAATCTGTTCTTCTGTCAGCCTCATCATGAAGCGCCCTTCTACCCAAGGATTGACCAAACGCTTACCAATGGCAGGGATATAACGCCCTACTTGTTGACGGTGTCCGCTTTCGACGAAAGAAGCATACTCCATAGGGTTAAATGCGATAACCTCGTACACATTCCCATTTTTGCTTACTTCCATCTTCCACGCTTGATTTAACTTACCTGTTAAGCCCTTTGGTGTTCGTTCCTTAACCTCATTCAAAAAGGCTAGGCCGATATCTTTAGCAGCCTGCATAAACTCAGAATCAATGATTGCCTGAGCCCGTTCAAGTCGTTTCAAGAACTCTTGAACATCACTATCATCATAACCACTCATGTCGTCTTACCACAATTTCTTGATGCGTGACATAGACCATCGGGTCTTCACTAGTCAAGTATTTAACACCGTCCACGATTAATTTACTACCAGCTTTTATAGCAAATTTAGGCGAACAGAAAATCTTGTGTTCTGTCTTGAGTTGGTGCGCTTCGTTCTGCTCAGTATTCACTAAGTTACGAACAGAGACACGACAGGGAACTTTCTTGTAGATTTCTTTGAACTCTACAAAGTCAGCTCCGTTTGGTTTCGTACCCTCGACAGTAGCAAATACATCCATCTTTTTATCATAGGTCCATTCAATACTTGGTGTTGCCTGAGATAAGACATCATTGATATTCATCCTACCACCTCAACTTTCTGAACCTCTGCAGCTGACTCGTAAAGTCCAACAAGACACTTTCAGCACGTCTGGCAAGATCTGACTTAGCCAATTCGACACGAGTATCTCCAACAGAAATATTCTTGCCTTGGACAGCTTGGTCAGGGTTGCAAACAACATAAACCATCTGAATGGCCACAAATCGCAACTCTAAAGGAAAATCCTCACGATTACAGTAGTTAAGAATGTTCTGCATGACTTCATCGACCACTAACTCTTCTAGATAGCATGAATAACGTTGTTCATACAAGTCAATCAAGGCTTGTCTAGCATCTTCGTTATGCTTTTGGATTTCTTCAAATGTCATCTTCTCCATCAGCAGAACCTCTCTTTCTACTTATCGTCTTTAGTGGATTTTTTAGATAGTTTTTCAAGTTCAGCTAGAGCTTGGTCACGTTCAGCAACTACTGCTCTGTACTCTTGAATAGTGTAAGTACGTCCGTTAGTCGCTGACTCTACAACTACATACTCACCATCTTTGATTTCAACCACATCGTAACCATCTTCCAAGAAGGTTACTTTTTCTAGTTCGTCGATATTCAATACACGATTGTCTTTCTTTACTGTTAACATTTTCTATCCTCCTTTTTAAGGTGCTACGACAAAGGCTAGACCTTCATGTTTAGTCTGGAATAGCAATACATCATCGTAAGATTGTTCGTAGTATCTATAGTTACCACTTGAAGCAGCACTTGGTGCATCAAGACCCACAAAGTCATATTTTTGTGGCGCTGCCATACACGGAATGTGAATCAAGAAGAAGTGGATTTGTTTGGCAGTTGGGTCAACTTTAGCGCCTGTTGTAAAGTTGTACAAGGTCTTCATTCGGTCAGATGGAATAGCTGTCTCAATAGTCACATCATCCAAACGACCAACTGAACGATCAATCACTGTACCTTGACCGTGAATATTAACAGTACGACCAAATTGCTTGATGTTCTTAATGATACGTTTAACAGCGGGTGTGCAGAAAATAACACGACCTTCAGCTGGTACTCCAGCTTCGTCCATTTGTTCCATCAGCTCATCAAATGTTGCAAGGAAGTTTTCCTCAGTCAAATTCAATGACTTAATTTGTTTACTTTCTGTATCAAGTGCTTTCTTACGAGAGAACAATTTAGAGACCATGAATTTATCCATTTCTGGGACTTTTTCAGTATCGTTGAACGTTTTAGTGATGTTAGCAATGGAAGTAACATAGTTAGTTTCATCAACGTCTGATGGGTCTACTAGTGTTGACCAGTAACGCTCATTAGTCAATGTGTATGTTTCCCATTGATTTTCATAGTTAGCGTCAATATCAGTAACTGTGCGACGTGTACGGTCTTTACGTCCTTCTTTAATCAAAAGACGTGGTACTTTCACTTCTTTAGCGCCTGTGAACTTCAAAAGTGTGTTTGATGGAGAATTCCATAGTTTTTGAGTGAATAACAATCCGTTTTCACTGTATCGTTTTTGCAAACCTTGTTGATAAGATTGTGCATAGTTCAATGTTGCTGGCATATCTGTTCCTCTTTTCTATTTTTGATTATAGATCTGACGTAAACGCATTAATCATCTGCGTTGTCAGGTCGTTAGCAACTGTTTCTTCTTGTGTTGTTCCTTGTGGCTTAGCACCAGCGATGTGTGGTTCTACAGCCTTTTCTGGAGCAAATAAAAAACCTTTAGATTCCTTCAAAGCCGTCAACTGTTCATCTAATCCAGTCACCGCTCCGTTGTCACCTAATCCCAATTTAGACTTATCTAGTAGACCAGACACTATTCCAGCGTCATGAACCTTACCGCTCAAGTGCATTTCAATAGCATGATCTAACTGCATTGTCTTGAGTTGTTGTTCGTGTTCCTTCTGTTGTGTCTTGTACTTACTGTCCAAGTCTGAGTATTTTTGTTGTAGGTCAGCATTGCCCTCGGCGTCTTGTTTGAGCTGTTTCATGTCCTTATCACGCTCTCTCAACTGGTCTTGCAAGCCCTTGGCGTTGTCTTCTGCAGCAGACACCTTTGCTTGTAGGTCCTGTGTTGATTTTCCATGTTCAGACATAACTGCTTCAACTTGTTCTTCAGTCAATCCTAACTGTTCCAAAAATTTACGATTCATTTCTTTTCCTCCTGTACGTTTGTTTAACGTGGCAACGACCACGACAATTTGGTAAAGTAAAAAAGCCTTTTAACGCCATGCCCAGGGCGAAAAGAAAACCGCCTCGATTTCGACGCGGTTAGTTTTGTAATTCGATTCCTTCGATTTCTGATCGAACTTCGAGCCAGTATAAATACTGACCCATGGCACGTTTTTGATTTCTTAAAACTTCAATTGAGCATTTTGGCTCAAATTCAAGCGTACCAGCTTCGTATTTGATAACCATTTTATGTAATTTTGTATATTTATCCTTAAGCGAATTATACTCATCGATAAAGCGTTCTTTCCAATCTTCCATTTTTAGTTCCTTTCTTTTACGTTTCTATAAGGATAACTTCGCAAGCTACCACTGAAATTCTTTTTACAACCAATTCACAATCCAAAAAATCGCTTGGATAACCTCCATCCAAATCCTTGTTATTGTGGAAAACTGAAATGTCTTGTTGTTCATCTATCACTTCACAAAGTTCTTTAACTTTCATTATTCTGATAACTCCAAAATTGATTCTTCCGTATCTGTAAACTGCACTGCCTCAATCACTACTGGTTTTTTACGGTATTTCATTTCTTGCTCCTTTCTAAGCATAAGAAAAAGCACTTAGATTTCTCTAGGTGCTCTTAGTAATTATATCCAGCATCTTTTTTCATTTTGTCGAAATCGCTTTTTACTTTAGGATTCGACATGTATTTTTCAGCTAAAGGGCCATAACCTACATTTTCCGGATGTTGCAGTATTTCTCTTACAGTATCTATATCGTCCTTACTTGGAGAATTAGGAAATTCCATCCATTTGTAAAAAGAATCTAACAAGATTTCAACAACAAAAACCCTTCTTTTCAAATCAACCAAAGCGCAACGTCCGTCCACTAAGGTTACTAGCACATTTTTCCTTGCAATATCTAACCCGATTATATTATTTAATTCGAACAAATCTATCACCTTCTCTCATAAATAATTTTATTCCGATTTTTTTCAGTGCTTCCACTTGTTTATTTGTTGGCTTGCTGTCTGTAAAATACATGCTAGAAACATCAGATAAGAGAACTTCTCCATGATATTGAGCTTCAACATATCTTATTCCTAATGATTTACTTACTTTTTCTGGAGTGTCTATATTCGTATTTTTTAAGATAGAAGTATAATCTTCCAGATAATCTTTATCAATTCCTACAAGACGAGGTTTGTTAGGATTGTCAGCAACAAGGTCTTTGAAAGCAGCTGGACCCAAACTATTGTTTATTGTAAAGGTTGTTCTATCAGCTATTTTCTCTTTTGAAAAATGAACGATAATATCACCATACTGTTCAACACCAGCGTAGGCTTTTAGATTATAGATAAAATCTTCATAAGGATCTTTATTTCCAAAGTAGCCATACTTTTCAAATTCAGGTTTTTTCAGCCTTTTACCTTGCAAACCAAAAAGTTGTTCATTTGCTTGACGACGATAATTCGCATTTACAGTACCACCGCTTGTTCCAGTTTCAAACTGGTTCAAAAATCTACTTGAATCTATCAATTTATCTATATTTTCAGATTTGAAACGCATAGCATAACTGTTATTAGCGAAAACTTCTTTTAATTTTTCGCTAACATTTTCAATATCTTCAATAGACAAAGTTTTCTCTACGTAATCATTATACCATTTTCTAGAATTATTAGAGAAATTTGCTAAAGTTTTTATCTTTGTATCTAATCCTTCAGAGAATTTATCCGTAGATTTCGTATCTTCCTTATAGTCTTTCGCAAACAGTTTTTCTTTAACCGCTTCCCCTTCACGCTCCCATCCTGCAAAGATTTCGTCCAAAGAACGTTGCTCAGTGGCTAGTTTTACTGAGCCGTCGTTTTGCAAGATATTGAAGTAAGGACTAGGCTTATCAGACTTAACCGCAGGCCTGATAGTAGAACGACAACGAACATGAAAAGGCGGTGCGGTTCGACCTGGTTCATATTCTTTAACAGAATGAACCTCGTGATTTTCTAACCTACAAATCTCACTTGTACGACTGTCTAATACCGCTACGATTTCGTAATGGTCGCCACCTAATTCTTTGATAGTATCTAGCGTCGCGAGGTTATTATAAAAGGTCGTCTCAGTTCTGACAAGCGTATCAGCTCGATAATAGGCAACTCCTGTACGTTCAGAAAGAGCCCTAGCCATTCTATCAATAGACCAGCCACCTGTTAGTCCTTTGTTCAAGACATCACTGATTGCTTTATAAGCAACTTCTTTATGCACCCACACATTTTCAGAAAAGGTCTTACCACTCCAGTTACTAGCCATCTTATGCTTAACTGCATCGACACCCAATATTGGTTTCTCTATGATTCCAAAATGTGCCAAGTTCTTAGCTTGATGGATTTTACCTTTTATGTAGACGTCGCTCAGAGCCTCTGTGACCTTGTCATGTATGCCGTCTGGCTTTCCGTATAGTTCAGCCGTCAGACGCTCAATTTCGGCAAGCAAAGCCTCCTTGCGACTGATACGATGGCGATAGCTCAAAGCGTCCAACAACGGTGTCGGCGTATCAGGATTCAAGGCCATCTCACGGAATCTTTCAAGAGTTACATGCTTAAACTCTCTACGCTCTTTATCTGTCAGATATTGCTTGGCCTCTGCATGAGTCATTTTATTATCAACCGCATACCTGGCATAGAACTTCTCAATCTCAGAAAACAGCTGGTGTTTATAATCTGCTAAGGATTGACCAATCTGGGCCATATACCTATCAGCAACTATCTGGGCATTGTGTTCCTGTTGTAAAGCTCGCTCAGTCCAATACTCATCCCAGTACTCATCTATCTTTTTCTTGTTCTCGGTCGTCATGGTCATCCTCTACCTTTTTGAAATTAGTTTCAGAGTATGGATCTTGTCCTTGTTCCTGTTGTTCTTTCAATCGTTCTTCAACTTGGGGTTGATACCATGGATGCTGTTCACGAATACTTAGGTCGTCTAAGATACCGATTGAGTTCACACAATCTTGAATAGCTTCAGACTCATTTGAAATGATGTCACGGTTAAAGACATAAGTAAATTTAGATGAATCAAACGCTACTCCTTTGTTAGCTGCATACTGTTCTACAAACCAAAGGAATTGCTTGATACCTTTTTGGAACTCATTTTCTAGCTCGTTACAGTCTAAATCAAGGTCTGTATAGCGCCATTTAAGAGCCTGACCGCTGGCATTACCTAGATTGTCATCTTGGGTATCAATGGCTCGAGCAGCTTCATACAAGAACTTACGAGAGCGTTCGATATCTGCTTCAACTCCGCTAGTATCATTGTCTGCTTGTAGGGTATCTACACCACCATCGCTAGAAACCTTGATAGAGCGAAACTTGTTCAGGTTATTCATGAACTCGCCTAAATCTGCACCCTGATAGTTTTTCAAAACATAAATCAACTTCGGCATATCTGCCAACATATCAGCGTTAGTAGACATTTGAAGTTGAATATTATCAATCAAAGATTTAGTTTGAACTAAAAGACCATCCTCATACTCGTTGTAACGGAATGGAATCAGAGGTACTTTCTCCCAAGTATAAGGAATCCGTGTGCCGTCTGCGTTGACGTAATAAAAATTCCCCTTGGTCTCCTTGGATAGTGGATTGAGTTCGAGGCGTGAACCTGTCCAGATATAATCTGTAATTCCTTGTTCATCGTAGTATTCTACAAAGGTTTTAGTCTTCTTCACTCCGCTTTCGTAGACGGCTTGTTTGTAGACACGTACAAAGGCAGAGAGTTCCAAATGACGCTCATCTTTCCAAAAAGGAATAATCTGTTCACTTGGGATTTTAAACAAGCGTAGACGACCATTCTCGTCGTAATAAGGCAAGCCATAAGCTATCCCTTTCATCACTGCTTCCTTACCGAGCGACTTAATCGTAGATAAAAGGTCCTCGTCAAACACACTATCTAAAAAGTCTTGCGACTTTTCTCCCTCAACCGAGATTGTCGGTTTTTTAGAAAACAAGTAACCAACCTTCTGGTCTACCAACTTCTTGAACAAGCCTAATTCAATCCTTGAGTTCGTCCGCCAATCTACATCTACTTTCTTATTTCGGATATCCGTGCGGTTTCGATAGTAGTTGTAAGCCTCTTTCATTGTGCTTACTTTCTCAGATGCCTGATGTTCTCTTATCTCAATTTCCAGTATTTCGTTTTGGGTTGTATTCTTAATCAACAACCGTCTGATTAACCATTTAAACCAATTACTCAACATTTCTCCTTCTCCTACCAGAATGATATTCCTGGCTGTCTCATATCGTCTTCAAACGCATATCTAGTAGCGTCGATTGTGTGGTCGTTTACTTCTTCTAGTTTAGGTTTGGGATTTCCATCGCGGTCAACTGCATAGTCCGCACTTTCGAATTCTCTTGCGATATTCGGTGTGCGTTCTGGATCTATCACAATGGCATCCAAATCATCCAACCAGCGCTCTCCATACTCACGACTATCAGGACCTTTCTTAGCACCTTGAACAAGTGGAATATTCAACTGTAGTTTCAATTCATCAATCGACTTAGGTTCTGCGCTATCACAGGTTATCATCTGAGATTGATAGCCTTTCTCACGGATTCTTTCAGCCAATTCACGGTTGCTAATCTTCACGCCGTAAATCTCATCGATAGCGTAGATAACACGTTTCTTCTTGTCGTAATGCCATCTTACAAAAGCCAGAGGGTCATTAGCATAACCAAAGTCGTTACCTTGCCGAATGTTATCGAACCTTGCTATCTCCTCATCTGTAATCTTGCGGAATACCAGATTTTCAAACGGTGCTACACCCGAACCGATAGCCTCCCCCAAATACTCCCAACGATAACGCTTCTCAGAACGCTCTCTCGTGGCCTCTGCTTCTTCTATAAACTCTTTGGCAATAAAAGGGTTATCTCTGTATGTCGAATGGTGTATGTGGGTGTTCGGAGGCTGTATGACGCTCTCATATTTCTTATTCACCCAAGATTGTTTTCTTTTGGGTGGGTTGTAAGAGTAAAAGAATTTATAAAAAAGACCATCAGCCAATTCTCCACGTAGAAGTGAGTTGGTGATTGTCTTTACTTCATCTTCAGTTTTAAACTCGGCTAACTCCTCAATCCAACCAATCGCAAATGGAAAACGACTATCTTTCAAGGATTTGATACGCTCTGGATCTTGCGCACCACGGAAGATAATATAATTCTCTCTTGGTATATAGGTTATCTTCAAAGGCGATTTATTAAACTTAAATAAATGACTAACTCCTTGCTCGCTAATCGCCCATTTCAATTGCTCGTAGACCGATTGTTCTAGGGTATTATCTGTCTTACGAATGCACACGGCATTGACTGGATAGCGCATAATCAGTTGAACAATAACGTGTCCGATGTCGCTTGACTTACCAGAACCACGCCCACCCTTTTCAACCACATGTAAGATTTTAGGGTCAAATGCTGCACGCCACATAGGGTAAAAAGCCTTAGGAATAAATTCACTCATTCTACGCTTCATCGCCAACTCCTATATCATCAACGAATTGAACAGCTGAAGACATTTCGATTTCTTTTCTCTCTAAATACGCGCCATTCACTCTAAATATGTGGTCTATAGAGCGTTGTCTTTCTTCGATAGTTGGAGTAAATTCATAAGTCGTTTCCGATATCTCCACACCTTCAGCAGTCTTTACAGTTTTCTTCGAATACCCTTGTTGAGTTTCCCCTCTAGCAATACTAGCAGAGATTGCCAAGGCTTCTACGATTGACATCGAACGTTCGTCAAAAAGTTCCTCTGTACGTTTTTTAATGTATTCAGAAATGTCAACTTTTGTCAACAATCTTTGCCCTATAGACCTCGCTGTTTTGTCAGAATACCCTGCTTTTATTGCGGATTGTGTTGCGTTTCTACTGATGATGTACTCATCAGCGAAATGTTTCTGTCTCTCATTCAATTTTCCATCACCACCTTTCAAATAATCAAAAAAAGCCACACGATGTGCGACCTTTCTGCAAGTAGACTACAGACTTGCGTGTTAATTAGAAATAAATTTTCTGATTTATTTTTTGTAGTCATTTAAAACCTCTGAGGGAATCAAACCCTCTAGCTTATAA